TAAATCGTTTTACTGGGTCTAAAATACTTTGACAGGGTGGGTCAAATTAGTGTGGCTTTTCCACGCGCTTCGAACGGCATTCGAGGACAGTTCACACGTGGGTTTGCGTCTTGACGAGATAAAGACTTATGAACATCTGGATGGCGAAATTGCCTTTTATACAAAAAAACTCAAGACGGCTACGGATACTGAGCGTGTGGAAATACAGAAGCAGATTAATGCCCTTGGTGACCTGAAGAAGAAGTGGGACGAAACCCTTGCCGGTCTGAAGGCTCCGGAGGATATCAGTCGCTTGAACACGATGGAGAAGCTCGACGAAGCCATTACCTACTATCAGGCAAAGCAGAAGAAAGCCTCGGGAGAAGAGATAAACACCATTGGTGCAACCATTGTGGCGTTGGAGCAGAAACGGGAGGCACTGAACCGCATGACACGCCTGCCTGAAATGCATGCCGAAACCGCAAAGCTGGACGGCATGGATGCGAAAGAGCTGAAATTGGAACTCAAGATAATGGGGCTCGACGGTGTGAAAAAGCGCATCAAGGAACTTCAGGACATGCTCCGCGATACGAAGAATCCACTTAACAAGAATCAGCGCGAAGAGGTCGAAAAACTCATCGGCTCGTATGGACAATATGAAAAGGTGCTGAGAAAGAGTGACGTGCATCTGACAGATTTGTGGGGTAACACGAAAGGTGTAGCCGGTGGTATTTCGTCAATGACCAACGCCCTTGAAGGTGGCCGTAATGCGTGGGAGACACTCGCAGGCGTGGTAGATGGTGCCATACAGATTTTTCAGGGCATTGCAGGCGTAGTAGACCTTATCAAGGCCATGACGGTTACGACACAGATGAGTTCGGCAGCAAGTCAAGTGAAAACTGCTGCAACCACCAGCGAAACCGCAGCGACAGCAACACACACTGCTGCCACGGCTGCTGATACGGCTGCGACAATTACGAACACGGCAGCCAAGGGTGGACAGGCCATTGCCAGTGCTACGGCCAGCGGTGCAAGCATGCCTTTCCCTTATAACCTCATTGCCATTGCCGCAGGTGTGGCCGCTGTCGTTGCTGCCCTGGCATCCGTCAGCGGTGCGTTCGCAAATGGTGGTATCGTGGGTGGTTCCTCACCGAGCGGCGACAAATTGCTGGCACGCGTGAACTCAGGCGAAATGATACTCAACGGGGCACAGCAGAGCCGCCTCTTCAACTTCATCAATGGCGTTACGCCCTTTGCCGACGGCGGCATCGTCTATGGACCAACGCTCTCTATCATGGGCGAGTATGCCGGGGCACGCTCAAACCCCGAAGTGATTGCACCGCTGAATAAGCTGAAATCGATTATCGGTGATGGTGGTAATGGTGGCGGGCGATTGGAGGCCAGGCTGCGTGGCCGTGACCTCGTGCTGGCGCTGGCTAACGAAACACGTATCAGCAGACGGAAGACAAATATCAAACTGTAAAAAGGTAAAAATGTACATACACGGACACTTCTATAACGAAAAGAACGAGCGCATAGAGGTACATATCCTCACTCGGGGCGACCGCACGAATGAAGTTGAAATCGGAGCTGAAGGCTGCGGCGTCAGCTGGACGGATGACCCCGTTGAGATTGAAAGCCAGGTCAGCGACACCTTTGATGTGCTGCTCAAATATCAGGCTACCGTACGCCTGCTGGTAAAGAATTTCATTCCCGACCTGTTCTGTGCTTCCTGCCGTGATGCTGTAGTAAATATCTATCGCGAGGGAGAATGCCTCTTTGCCGGCTTTATAGAACCGCAGACTTATTCGCAGCCTTATAATGAGGAAGAAGACGAAATAGAACTCAGCTGTATCGACGTGCTGACGGCCCTGCAATATTCCAAGTACCGAAATGTCGGTGTGCAGGGTATCACCTATAAGGAGGTGAAAGAGAAAGCGGGACAGCGCAGCTTCTTAGATATCATCCGCGAGCTGCTGTCAGGTCTGTTGGATAATCTTGATATTCAGGGAAATCAAAGTCAGGCTTGTTTTTATGACGGCAGCATCGGGGTAAGCAAATCGGAGAATGCGTTCGGTATTTTCTCACAGATAGGTATTCATGAACTGTTGTTCCTCTCGGATAATGAAGATAACGTGTGGACGGCAGAAGAGGTGCTGACGGAACTGCTGAAGTACCTTAACCTGCACATCGTACAGCAGGGCTTTTCTTTCTATGTGTTTTCGTGGGAGAATGTAAAAAAGGCAGAAAACATCGCATGGAAAGACCTTTACAGCAACAAGCCTCTGACTACACCTCACAGACTGATAGGGATAACGACTGAAAAGGTCGCAGGCACGGATACTACTATCAGCATCGGCGAAATCTACAACCAGCTGCTGCTGACCTGTAAGGTTGAGAAAATGGAAAGTCTCATCGAAAGCCCGCTGGAGGAAAGTGCGCTCGGGAGTTATTTCGCAGCACGGCAGAAATACATGTCAGAACTGATCAGCTTAGGCGATGGAAAACGGGCTTACAGAGGTTTCAGAGATTTGGTGCTTGAAGGTGATACCGACTATGATGATGGAAGCATCGTGGATTGGTATGTGTGGTTGAAGCACCATGTTTCGTGGCGTTTCCCTATGCACGGCGGCACTGGCAGCGGTGAGGAACTCATGGTTCACTTCGGCCGTGGCGGTAAGGACCAGCAGGCGTTGCTGCAGTGGCTCGGCAAGAATCTTGGGGCAGCGCTCGTTTCCTATGGCAAGGTGGAGCGGGCCATGGCCAGAAAAGACAACAGCCCCGTGTCGAAAATCAACATGGACAATGTCCTGGTGCTGTCGGTGAACGGTAACGGAAAGAACAGTGCTGCAGAGGCGTATCCGAACGAGTCTGCTCTTCGCAGTGCAATTCCTTATGCCACTTATGTGAGTCAGCATTCCGGGGGGATGTTTTCCCCTGTCGATGAGGAGACAACGAACTATATTGTGTTTTCAGGGAAAATGCTCCTGAACCCAACCGTGAAAGTAACAGCCAAATACTACGACCTGCGGACTAAGGAATGGGTGTTCATGCCGTTCGGCGGAACACCACCTGAAGGCAAGGTTGACGTAAGAGGGAATGTGACAAAGAACAAAAAAGGAGACAGACTCTACTATACGCGCAAATTCTGGAAACAGACATACTCGGACCCTAAACATAATGAAGAGGCCCGCTGGGACGAAAGTGGCGATAGTGGGTGGTATCCATTCACAGACACTACCCCCGAGCTGTATGAGTTCAAATACAGCAGCGTGGGTGACGGAACTGATAGAATCAGCAAGGTAGGACTCATAGCCTGTATGCTCATCATCGGTGACAAATGCGTCGTTGAGACAGGAAGCGGCTCGCAGATGGAAGATTTCGAGTGGCGCAAGTACAAGGAGCGTTCGGAGTGCAGCAGTGATGATGAATACTATCAGCAGTCGTTCACCATAGGTTTTGACCCGAAAATTGGTGATAAACTGATTGGTCACGAATACAGCCTGCAGAACAACATCAGCTGGAAGCATGGCGTAGACAGTGAAGGTATGGCTATACCTATTCGGAAACACGACCATGTGAGCGGTGCGGTAAGGTTTATCGTTCTGGGTCCGGTGAATGTGCTTTGGAGTGATATCACACGCCGTCATCCTACATTCTTCAGACATACAAAATGGACCGAAGATGCCATTCCGCTGCTGGCACACGTGAGTTCCATACAGATAAAGTCTTTTGAAGTGAAAGTGGTGAGTGACAATGGGAAGACGGAACTGCTCGGGGATGATCATGACATCGTATATATGAGTGCTGCACAGAGTTCGTTCTGCAACCGCAAGGATGACCTTGAGTTCAAGGTTACTTCTGCCCTGACGCATGACGAATGCATGCAGATAGGTGTCAAGAATGCCCTCTGTCTCTCTACTCCCGTAGACGCTGTCAGCGGTGACGGTGTACTCACGCTCTACAGTAGGATGACAAACAGCATGGCCAAACCCGAGCAACTCTATGTGAACAGCTACTATCAGGAATATCATGCGCCCCGGGTGATCATGACACAGCACATGACGGATATCCGCGGAGGGTTTGTAGACCCATTTGCACACTATAGGCATAATTTTCTAAACAAGAACTTCTTTGTGCAGGGCATCAGCAGAAACCTTGCAGAGGGAACGGCAGAACTGACATTAAAGGAAATAGACAGCAATGATTGATATCAAGATGTTTGCCCGAAAGCGGGCTGAGGGAACCGGCAGGGGTGGCAGTACGACGCCCTGGACACAGGGTGACGACGTGCGGCATGCACTGTCGGCAGACAAGGCTACGTTTGCAGAACAGGCAGACAAGGCACTGCAGGCAAACGATGCAGCCCGGGCCGCCTATGCCGATAAAGCGCGGGCCTTGGCGGAGGACAGCCCTGCATACGATGAATTCCTGCGCAAGGATAAGGAAGATATCGCCAAGGAATTGATAAATTTCCTCAAGGGCATCACCATCGGCGATATTAAAATCAGTTATGATGAGAAAAATGGTGCACTGGCACTGACGCGAGTTTCGGGCAGTGATAAGAAAGCAAATTTATACGCTACAGGTGGATTGACGGCATTCGGTGCAGGCTCCGCGCAAGGTGGCGGAGGTAGCGGCACAAGCTATGAGCGCCTGGACCGCTGGAGCGATTACACTACTGCAAAAGCAGCAGCCGTCCTCTCTGCATTTTTGGGCAATGACCTTAACGAGCGATTGAAGAAAGTTGAGGGTGGCGCGTTGACCTCGGTGGACTGGTCGATTATCAGGAACAAGCCTACCTCAATGCCCGCCAGCGATGTGCCCACCTGGGCCAAGGCAGCGACAAAGCCCTCGTATGCCTGGAATGAAATCACAGGTAAGCCGAATGAGTTCAATCCTGCAGCACATTCGCACACTTTTGCTTCTCTGTTGAATAAGCCTACGACCCTGCAGGGGTACGGCATCACTGATGCAGCAAGCATATCACACACGCATGCTTTTTCTGCATTGACAAACAAACCTACAACTATAGACGGCTATGGTATCGTCGATACATTCAAGACGCACAGAGAAGTCAATTTCGCACCTGACGAGGCTGGCTATTATGCTGTGATGACAACGAAAACAGGAATTGACGCAACCTGGCGACATGTTATTTCGATGGACTGGTCGAAAAATGACAGCGTGAACTGGATAAGCCAACTTGCACTTCCTACTTTTGTAAACTCTGACGTTTACTATCGTAAGAACGAGGCACAGGGCAAGCAAATCAAGGACGCGAAATGGATAAAAATATGGGACGAAAAGAACCTGACAAAGCTTTCACAACTCACTGATGATGTCGTAAGTGGGAAGTATCTACCTCTTGCAGGTGGAACAATGCAGAACACGAGCATGATCCATAATCTGAATTCTGAATTTGTAGGAGGTAAGCATTACTCAAAAATTCTAACTTCGGACGGGAAAGTCACACAACTAAGTTTAGATGTCAGTACAGAAGGTGGTGCCGGAGGTGGCTACCGGTGCATTTCTAAATCAAAGAAAATGTATCCATGGTCAATCAACAAACTTATTTTTGCAATGATATCGCGTCACAAAGGGGTTGGATTTATAACGCTTCTTTTTCGTGTAAATCATGCTTTATCATCCTTTGATGCTGATATACGTGCAACGGGCAGCTTCAATGACATAGTAAATGCTTTGCAGTTTTATTACAATGCAAATACAGGAATATTCTCAATTTGGGCCCCTTTCAACGATTTTGATTACACAAAATTCATCACAGTCTTAGAAGAGAGCAATATCACCTTGAATGGTGACAACAACTATTATCCGCAATTGCCTTCTGATGTCGGGACGCGGCTTAAATGTGAAGTTAACAGTGCAACAAAACTTGAGCAAACTCGCAAAATCTGGGGGCAGGATTTCGACGGTACCGGGAATGTCGACGGGATGCTTACTGTCAAGCATAGTGGCTACTCTGGTGTTAAGCTGATATCCACAGCCGACGAGAGTTCCTACCGGTGTCAGTGTGCGGGTGGGAATGAATGGGTGTTCGGTGGTTATCCGACGAGATTCTTTTTATGGAATAATGTAGCGAAGCATGTTTTTAGCATATTAAATAATGGTAATGTCGTTATCGGGGATACCGACAAAAACTCGTCCTACAAGCTGAATGTAAAAGGGACGATGCGCATAGGTGATAGTCTTCTGATTGCCGGAACGGAGTACTGTGACATCACGACTATTCGTAATGCTAATAGTGCAATAAAGAATGCAGCGGTTACGGCTGCTGCAATCCGACACGCGCTCGATTTCGGCTGGTATGGCACGCATTATCAGGTCGGTAACATTCGCGGAGGTGCTGACAATAGTCTGGGCCTCGGTATTACGAAAGATAGTAGTACCCTCATTGTTCGCTTCCACGAAAGTGGCAGCGAATTCTATGGCAATCTCACCGTTGACGGATATTTAAGTCTTGCGAATAACGTAGGGCTGACCCTGAAAGATAAGGAGGGTAGCAACCAGCGCGCAGTATTTATATCCTCTTCCAACACTGTTTATTTCGGTTGCAACGACCGTCCTCTTTACACGCTTTTTGAGGGTGATGAATTACAATTTAACGTCTATAATAAGGGCTGGCAGAATGCACTCGTTATCAGCAGAGACAGAACGGCAATTTTTACAGGAAACGTGCTGGCGCAGGGTGGCGTAACAGCTTACACCACTTCAGATAGGCGTTTGAAAGCGAATATCAAGCAGGTTGATAGTATGCGGATAATCCGCTCGCTCGGTGGTACTTGGCAATTCGATTACAAAGATACGGGCAAGCATGGCATCGGATTTATTGCGCAGAGCGTGAAAGGAAGCGTTCTAAGGAACATGGTTTACACAGATGCAAAAGGCTATCTGAAGCTGAACTACCTCGACACGCGACTTATTGCACTCGCGCTCGGAGCAGCTGTACAGGTGGATGACAAAGTAGAGCGGTTGAAGAAGCGGATAAAAGTGCTTGAAACAGAAATTGAAAAATTGAAAGGAAACTGGAAATGAGCATCGTAAATGGCATTATACAGGCCCCCGTCAGCATCGCAGATGTGAAGACTGTGCTCGGTGAAACAAGCAACGACCTTGCTACACTTTGCAGGAGCGAAAAAATAAACATGTGGGCAAAATACAAGCCTGTGGAACTGAACAAGCCTTTCACCTCCGACGAGTTTGATTTTGAAAATAGAAAATGGCGTGACAATGCAACGTGGTTCAAGGGTACAGACTTTGAGGGTGTTGGGATATGCGGTATAAAAATCGCACATAGCAGCAGTTTACAAAGCCTTACGGATTTATACGATAAAGGACAAAGTGACTGGTCGCGCGTGAAAGTAGGTTCTACCTTTGCATGCCCTTACCGGCTGTCTGATTTCGTAGGCTACAAGCATGCTGCGACTGCGCCTTTCAAAAGACCTTTCGTAACAAGCAAGACAAGTGAAAATGGCAGTGTATTCGCAACGATGATGATAAAAAATCTCGGTACGGAAAACGAACTGACGCTGCAGGAATTCGGTAAATTGTCAGAGGCTTATTTCGGGCTTGCACTGAAAAATGCTGCAGGACAGATTGCTTATTTCAAAACTTCAGACAAAGCGTTGAAAGACGGGGGAACAAGTGTGGAAATGCAGGGTATGATTTTCGCGACTGGAAGCTATAAAGCCTATATTTTCCTTTGTTCCAGGGCGCTTGCATTCAACATACCTCCAGTACAGGCTACTACCTACTACACGGTACATGACTTCAAATCATCTGCTGTAGAAATCGTTTCTGATGCACAGCACATAAATGACTACTTTACGATTAAAGCGCGTGAGGACATCAGAGGACGTGTTATCGTAGAGGTAGAGATAAAGGACAACTATGTGCGTACTTCGAACAACAAGGATTTCTATGTAAGATTGAGGTTCACGTCAAGCGAAATCGGCTCACCGCTGTTGGTAGGAGAGCAGGCGTTCACCTTTACTGATATCGAAGCTGGAACAAAATACACACATATCTTTAGCGGGCTGAAGGCTGAACAGCGCTACAAGATTGAATACACGTTCATGACCGTAACGCAGGAAATTTATATTATAGAATTAAACCCTTTTATTAATCAATTAAAATAGACAATCATGGAAGTAAAAGTAAAAGCAATCGCAGGTTTCAAGGCAAGTGTTGAAGCAGTAGGCGCAAGCACAACAATCAAAGCTATCGTTTCAGTTGAAAACGACAAGTATGCAAACATCGAAAACGGAAGTGTAAGCAGCAACGAGGGCAGCAAGGAACTGCTCGCAACTTTCGCGCATTTCGGAGGTATCAACATCAGCTATCTGACGACTGACGAAGACGAAATTATCAGCGTGGTTACAGACGTGACGCACTTCGTGAAGTATTGCAAGGCTAACGCAGCGAAACTCGGCACAGTCAGTGCTGCAGAAGCAAAAGAAAAGTAAATAACAAAGTAATTTAGTAAGAATTAAAGTAAAAATGAAAGTAAAAACGATTAAGGCAGTTGAAGCCTACAGAGCATTAAAGACGTTGAAAGTAGGTGGCTTGAGCGATGAAGCTATGCTCGCAGTGTGGAAGAACCTCAAAGCTTTGCGCCCTATCTCAGAAACTTATGATAAAGACATCGAGGAGGTGCGTGCAACGCTTCAGGATGAAGAGTTTGAGAAGATGCAGCAGCGTGTGAAAGAGGCTCAGGAACTTGAGCGTAAGGTTAAGGAAGAGGTCCGTGACATGACCGAAGCCGAAAAGCAGGAAATCTCTGAAATCAATGCCTGGTTTGCAGCGTGGAACAAAAAAGGCGAGGAGTATCTCAAATCGTTAGCTGAAAAAGAGGTTGAAGTTAAAATCGACCCGCTCGACGCTGCAGAACTCCTCAAAGCGTACAAAGGTTCGGACAGAACGTTCGAAGATGCAGAAAAACTTGATTGGCTTACAATGTAGTATATAGCCAATTAAATAATCTCCCGGGGAGTGAAAAAAGAAGCCCCCGGCCTGTTAATAGTCATCTCACCTACATATTAACCAAAACACTCAGAGTGCGCGACCGGGGGCAAATGCCCTTGTCCGCACTCTGAGTTATTTTTAATGTAAGTGAGATGATGCAAAGATACAAAAAAATATGATTATGAAGATAATAGACATCTTGAAATTTAACAGGGAATTGATAAAAAGGCTTCGCGCGGCCGGTATACGTCTGAAAGACGAACGGTATATAGACCTTTACAATGATTATACAGAACTACGTCTGCACGGTGAGAAAGTATCCTATATCGTGTTAGTATTGTCAACTCGCTACGCCGTGAGTGAGTGTACTGTCTACAGCCTCGTCAAACGCTTTAATAGCGAGTGTAATTTGTTTGCAGTATGATTGTAGATGAAAATTCTTTCTCTTTGAGCGATATGCCGA